GTCAGCGATGCGCTTGCAGGCTATGTCAAAGTAGGCGGGTTCGCGTTCTATGCCGATGAAGCGACGGCCCTCGTGGGCGCAGGCGACGCCGGTTGTGCCGCTTCCCATGAAGGGGTCTAGGATGGTGGCTGCATCACTAGCCGCCCACTGTATCGCTTGCCGCATGACAGAAACAGGCTTTTGCGTTGGATGCAATCGCGCCCCGCCATCGGCGTTAACTACACCGCCATGGAGCACGCGCACTATTTTGTCGTAGCCGCTTGTCTTGTTCGCCCATGCCAATTCAAACGGACTGCCGAGCATCTTATCCGCCGCCCCATCAATTGTGCGCTTATCCCAGCACAGCCACCTTCCGCGATGCGGCAATTGGTGCGGAAAGCAATTAGCGCCAAAGGCCAAGACATATTCTGCGAGCAAAAGTATTGGGCGCAAATCAAGGCTTCCGTCGTCGCCTTCAATTTCGCTAAAATCCTGCGCGCCAAGATTGCATAGTGTGGATTTGTAGCCAATCCCATAAGGCGGATCAGTCACCACAGCGTCAACCTTGCCGAGCGTAGGCAGCACATCGCGGCAATCTCCGAGATACAAAGTCACGCCTTCGGCTAAATGTTCAATGCGGCTCATAAGGACCACTCAGTTCGTGTGTTCAGTTCAGTTTTCGATTCCGGCTTTCTGCGATCTTTTCTGCTCAATCAAAATTACATTCAGAACAATACCCAGGCTTCGCAAACCCATGAGGACATACACTCATACCGACGACGGCCCGATCCCGGCCTTCAACTGCGCGACTAACTCGGCCAGACCATCCCCGATTTTCTTCTGTGTCTCTGGGGATGGCTTGGACGCCTCGCGCTCTGCCGCCTGATCCGCTGCGCGCTTGTTCCAAGCCTCCTGATAGCGAACTCGATACATGTGGCTTTCGCACTCCGATTTCACCTCTGCGACCGCAGGTAGCCATTTAATTTTGCTCGGTAAGCCCGTGCGCGGGTCCGTCACAGTCTCAATCACCGAATCCGGATACTCCGACAGGATCGCCGTCACTGCCGCCACATAAATCTCTGGGTCGTTCGCATCCTGCTTCCGGTAGCAGCCGAACATCATCCCGGCCCTCAACGAGGCGAAGCCCGGTTGGCCGTGGTCCGAACGATATTCCTGCGTCTGCTTGTCGCTTGGCGACACTTGCAAGGCTTTCAGATTTTCCAATTGCCACCTCTGCTGGTTGATCGTTGAACCGCTCCTGATGCAGAAACGTCGCGGGGTTGAGCCATGGCCGGTCTGGCGGCTTTGTCCGCTTGTATCGGTGCAGCCCGTCCATGATCGGCAGCCACGGCACACCGCGTCTTCGCAGGCGTTCGAGTTCGTTCATGGCTTTGGGCTTGCCAACCTTGTTGGGCCAAGCTTCCCAGAACTGCACACGGAAGTCGGACGGCCAACCATCATCGAGCGCGGCTTCGCGCGTTTCTTTCTTCTCTGACTCTGTTTCTGTTTCTGTATCTGCTTCTGTCTCTGGTCGTAACTGCGTTACGGTAGCGTTACGGTCGTTACGCTTGTTGCTCCTGTAACGCTTCATTCGCTCGGATGCTGTTGGGTCCGTAACATCAGCCTTATATTGGCGCTTGTTCCAATTGTGTGGCGCGAACCCTGTTTCTGTTTTGTCAAGCAAACCAGCGCCATGAAGCTCGGCCATGATAGCTGCGGCGCGCTCTGGCTTAACCCGCAACGTATATGCAATCTGCTTAATTGGCGGAAACTCGCCATCATTGGACGATGCAATGCACATCAGGTTAAACCATGCCCGGTGCAGTTCATCCGACAGCAAGCCCAGCTTTGGGTCGCTCGCAGCCTCATCGTAGGCGCGCCACCAGCGGCTCATGCGAGCATCCCCAGAGCATGCATATAGGTGTCCAGGATGGCGTCCTGCTCGGCGCGCTTGTCTGGGTCTTGTTTGCGCAGCGCAACGATTCGGCGCAGCGCCTTCGCGTCGAAGCCGTTGCCCTTGGCCTCTGAGTAGACATCCTTGATGTCGCAGCCGATGGCAGCCTTGTCCTCTTCCAGCCGCTCCACGCGCTCGATGATGGATTTAAGCTGGTCTTTAGCGATGGAGTTGTGTCCGATCTCATTCATGCTTTGCCCCTAGCTTGATGGTGATAAGTTCAATATCCCGAGCAATCGGATGGCGCAGCGCGATCATCTTTTCGACCGAATTGACGCAACTAAGGATCGTGGTGTGATCGCGATTGCCGAACATCCGCCCGATAGCCGGGAAAGACTGCACAGTGAGATTCTTGCAGAGATAGATTGCCGCAGCGCGCGGCAAATAATGCGCGTGATTTCGACGGCTGCTCTCCATGTACATGTGCGGAACGTGGAAGTGCTCGCAAACCGCCCTCTGAATATCCTTAATGGAGAGGCGAATGTCGGGGCCATCCAAGAGCGACCATGCCTCACCGAACCATTCCTGTGCAGTCGGTGCGCGCGGTGTCTGCCGGCGAAACTTCTCTCTGCGCTGCTTCGCAACTGGCACCTTTGCTGGCCACAGCCGATCCATGCGGCCCTTGTGCGCGTCTGCGAATTGCCTTTGTGATGGCGTTACCTGCATAGTTTGCCCCGTAATTCAGCGCCGAAGATGGTGATGCGGCGCGCGGTATTGAAGCCTCTTGTCAAACTGTCCCCACTGTTCAACGCCTCTCGACAGTGCCGTCCATACGCTTACGCAAACCAGATGCCTTAGACCCTGGCATCGGCCTGCCCTTCGCCGTCTTGATCCCGAGGGATAACTTGGTGCGGACCCGCGCTACTTTCGCCTTCAGCTTCACGTCCAGCTTGGTCTTTGCGCCATGGCACTCATGGCAAAGAAGCTGGATGTTGCTCTCTCGGTTCTGGCCGCCAAGGATCAGCGGCGTGACATGGTCAAACTCAGGGCGAAGCTTTTCACCAACCTTGCGGTCGCATTTGACGCAAAGATCACCGGAGGCACGCGCAACGCGCTCCTTGACGCGCAGCGGTATAGATGCATCGTCGTGCTTACCGATCCACTCGTCTGTGCTGCGGCTCATGCGAACGCCCCATCATGGAACGTCACACTGTTCTCAGCGCCCCACGCGAACATAAAATCGATGAGCGCGGTCATCTCCTCCTTGGATAGGTCGGATGACGACTGCCCCCACGGAATGAACGTAGAGTTGTCCAGCGCTGGGATGAATTGCACTTCCCGGCCACAAGCATGCATAAAAAGCACCTTCCATTGGTCGGGAGAGTATTTGCGGCCCGCGTGTTCCTTCTGAGTTGCGATGTCAGTCAGCATTGCCCACATGCGGTCATTCTGCGGGATCGTCCGCCTCGGCTTCTTAAACTCAACGCGCGTGCCAGCCGGAGCCTTGAGCGCCCACGCGGATGCTCGCTCCCGATCTGACTTGCCGTTCACGGGGATCAAGGCCCTGCTCATGATGACCTCAGAACGGAATATCGTCGTTCATATCATCGGAGCGACCACCCGCAGGCACCCGACGCGGCGGTGCGCGACCTGTGGCTTCGGCGTAGTCGTTACTCTCCTCCGACCTGTCGCCCGGTTTGTCGAGCATGGTCAGAGAGCCGCCGTAGCCATTCAGAACAACTTCGGTCGAATATTTGTCTTGCCCGTCCTTGTCCTGCCATTTGCGGGTCTGTAGGGCACCCTCGATATAGACCTTCGATCCCTTTGCGAGATATTGCTCTGCAATCTTGCAGAGGCCCTCGTTCCAGATCACCACGCGGTGCCACTCGGTTTTTTCTTTGCGCTCGCCCGTATTTTTATCGCGCCAGGTTTCCGAGGTGGCGATGGAGAGATTCACGACAGGCTTACCGTCTTGCGTGCGCCGGATTTCAGGATCGCCGCCAAGATTGCCGATGAGTAGGACCTTGTTCACGCTGCCAGCCATGCTATGCGGCCTCCTTCATTGAGCCATAGTTCTTGATGAGTTCGACCACTTCCGCGAGTTCGGCGTTGAACGCATCGACAGCGGCGGCGATTTCCGCGATGTACTTCTCGTCGCGATAGACCCGCTTCACGAACAGCGGCAACGTGGGCCAATAGCTGACGAAATCCCACCACTCGCGTTCCGCCACCCACATGCAGCCATAAACCTGGGCCTTGTGATCGTCTGGCAGTTCGTCGCGGCGCAGAACGTCAATCATCAGGTGCGGCATCTTGGTTTTAATCTCCAAGCCGCCGTCTGTGCCGATCAGAGAATCCGGGCTCGCACCCTTATTGCCGTTCAAGATGAAGCCGACTTGCTGCGGCTCTGTGTCGGTCATGAAGGTGTAAAGCTTGCGCGCCTCCGCCTCCATGATCTTGCCGCGCTCCATGTGGAACGTGGTCGCCTGCTCCATTGCCTCTCCGGTGATGATCTCTCCGGCGAGTTTGTTGAGATAGGTGCGCCGGGTCAGGCTCTCTGCCTTCCCGCGACCGTTGGACATGATCGCGGCGAACTCTGACGCGGTAGGAATGCCGCGCCGCGCCTCGTACCACTCCGGCGAGTTCTGTTCGCAGTTAATGACTTGAACCGTCATTTGCCCCTCCGCTTATCATTCAGCGCCTTCACG